ATGACATGTTTTCTTTCAGCTAATATTTGTCCAGCGGCCTTAAGCGCTTCTGTTGCGGGCGTTGCTTCCTCTGGTTCCACACCTTCATCTTGGCCTAAATCAACTTCGGCCCCGCCTTCTTCGCCACCTTCTTCGGCACCACCTTCACCAAAATCTAAATCTTCGCCACCAGTTTCTGGGCCTAAACCTCCGCCAGCAAATCCGCCACCGCCTCCGCCGCCAGCTGGTGGCTTAGCACCTTCTTCGCCTTCTTCACCAGTATCGGTATTTGGGTCGTAATCTGGGTCTCCATATATTTGGTCAACTTTATCAAATAAACCAGTGTGTTTAATAATCTTAGCCGTTTTTTCAAGTTCGGCAGCTGCCGCTTTCTCCATCCTTTGTTCTAGTAAGTCTTGTTTAATTTCTTCATCAGACCATCCTAGGATATCACGTTTAGCCCTAGTCATTGACATAGCGCCAAATCCATTACCCGAATCTCTAACTGCTTCGTTATATAAAGTAACTTTAGCCTGCAAATGTTCAACTTTAAGCATTTCGGCTTGAGTTGATGGGTTATTTAATGTAAGAATAAAATTATCTAAATCATCTGTAAAACCTAAAATATACAAATGGATAATAGCAATTTTATTTAATTCCATAATTAAAGCCTGTTGGATTCTATTAACAGTCCTTGAGAATCTAATATCTTGTAATGATAAATTCCCACCATCCCCGAATGCATCGTCAAAACCTAAAAATGTTTTTGGGACGCGCAATGCAGTAAATAGTTTTCTTTGTAGGTATTCAATATCGGCGATTTCTGATAAATTGGTTGCACCTGGTAGAGTGTCAATTGGGTTCGGTGCATTTTCATCACGTACAGGAATAAAAAAGTCTTGGTCTTGAGCCAATTGATTGTAACGCAAATCAATCTGACCTGTTTGTGGGTCAATAACTGGCCTACGTTTAAAACGATTGGCAATTTCATTTACGTAAGGTTCAACATCCAAATCATCAATATTACCAACATATACTTTATAAATTCTACGTTCAGGGGCTCTAGTTACGCGATAAATCAACATAGCATCTTCAGAAAGCAATAATTGCTTCCAAATCCTTCTAGCTTTCTCCAAAACTGAGGTACCATATGGGAGCTTTCTATCATCACCTAATAATCTGAAATGGGCTATTTGCCACGAATTAAATATTACGTTTTTAACCTTCCAATGAAACTTAACTTTATTTTGGTCATCATCTTCGCTACCCAAACCTCGGCTAACAGTCATTGCATGGAAAATATCGCCTTCCCTTCTCTCCATTTCAAAGTTAGGCATTTGTCTACATCCAATAATACCAGCTTTATCGTCAGTATTTAAATAGACAAAATCATCGCCATATTTACATAGGTTGCGAGCCCACATAGGTAGATTGGTATGAATATCCAATCTATTGAAAAATAAATCTTCAAGTACACGCTTAACACGTTTGCTTTCAGAATAAATGTTTAGTATCTTACCCTTATCATTACTAGTGGTTGATTCTTCCATAAAAATATCTAACGCTGCTGATATTTCAGGGTAAAATTCCATAGATTCGAAATCAGTATACGAACCAATCCTAGTAACCTCATAATGTATTGATTGTTGGAACATCTCCCCATCAACCCTGCGCCACATTTGGCCCAAATATTTTTGTTGTTGAGCTTGTAATTTAGCTACCTCATATTCGTGTTTATCTTGTGTTTTAAGGATAACTTCGTTACCAATACTATAACTATTTTTAGTACTTAATACTTTATTTTTATCGTACCCGTCTGGGCCGAATAATTTGGTTAATCCTTGGAAAATTGTATATTTCTTTTCAGCCATATTCTTTTTTTATATCATTATAATCATTATTTGGGAAATATAAAGTATTACTTCACGTAATCACACGCAACATAAGCTTTTTTTTCGCCATTAACGATTTTATAAACATATTGTGTTTTGTTATCATTGCCTTGCGAATTTGGTATTGCAGTGCAATATTCTTGTTTGCCAGTACCTTTAGCGGCGCCGACACGTTTTTTATCATTATCGAACGGGGTCCATTTATAAAGATACAGCGGATTCGTTTTCCTAATGAATGTTTGTCTTCCTTTTAAGCTCATTTCTTTTTCTTTAATAAATATTATCGCATGCCGCTAAATAGCCATAAGTAGTCACCTCTTGGGTCTTGCATATTTTTAGCTGTTTTTGGTGTGAATTTTGGCCGCCCAGTGTTTTGTTTACCGCCTTTTGGGACAAACCCATCTTTTTCTTTATCGGTTAATGATTCACTAGAAACCCAACTATTTAACATTGCCTTGGTTTGCCTTTCCAATTTTTCCAACTTCTTAAAATTTTGCTCCAAAACCCACAAACACATTGCCATGGACATTAATAAATCATCATGACACCCATGCATATGGTCAGGTTTACCGTTTTTATAAACAAAGGTTCTCATTTCAGAAGTCATCCTAACCGACCTTATTTTAATGGCGTTAGTCCTAATTGCAAATTCAAGATTTGCAACCATAGGTAAACGAACAGATTGTGCGTTAAAACCTGGAATTTTACCACCTTTACTATATTGATTTAAATCTTTACGGTTTTTTAAAACGTTATTACGTGGTTCATCATAATGCAAGCGCTTATACCCAATTTCTAATAGTTTTAAAATAGTCGAAACCCCAACACCTATAACGTCAACTACGGTGTATGCCTTGTATAATTCCCCATATTCTTCAACCACTTGTGATAATAAATCTGGGGGGAGTTTTCCTTTATATTCCATAACTTGCTCCATTGCTGTAAAATCGACAATAACAATTGTCGAACTATCCTCGCCGTCCCCGCGAGCAACGTCAACGCCCATTATATATTGATGACCTTCTATTGGCTGTTCCCAAATCCAATATTCGCCATCCCTTCCACTAACCCATTTAGGGTTGCAGCAATTATTTTTCTCTTGGAATTCAATAAATTCTTCATCTATTACGTTACCACCAGAACCAACAAACGAAACATCCAATTCTTGTGCAATCATTCGTCTGTCATTATTCATACCCCTACACATGTCTTCATACCAGCTAGATGTTGGTTTCCACCCATCATCAATTCGTTTCCTATATGAATTTATTGTAAAGTTTTTTTCTGGTTCTCTTATCGTATCATCACTGTTAGGGTCTGGCTTTAACCATACCAAATCTTTGTTATATCTTAAATCCTCATACCAACGCATCTCAACAATATGGAAGTCATTTGTTTTATTTCTGGCCCCGTCAAACGTTTTCCAATATAATTCATCATAACCGTTTGGTGTAGAAATTAAAGCGGCCTTACCACCAGTACCAAGAGCCGTAAGGGCGGCACCAAATACTTCAGCGCCGTTTTCGATAAACGCGGCTTCATCCATAATAAGGAATGTTGGGGTATAACCCCTTAAAGCATCTTTTGACGTTGCAAGGGCCTTAACTTGAGACCCATTAGGTAAAATTAAATGCTTTTTAGAATTGGTTATGAAAATGTCTTTAGCTTCTTTCTCTGGTGTTCCATAATAATCAGGACCCCATACCCACCTAGGCATCTGGGAAAGAAAATCTTTAATTTTGGCTAAGAATTCTTGCGCCATATCTTGCTTGTTAGCAAGAATCAAAACCTTTTCTGGGTTTTCTGGGTCGGCCCACGCTACTTTAACCGCAGAAAATGCTGCCGTAGTTGTAGATACCCCAGCCTGTCTCGGCTTTGCTACTATACAAAATCTGTGCTTATTATATCCATCAACAATTTCACGTTGTCTTGGGAATAATTTAAATGGTACAAACCCTTCTTGGGTTTTATCGAAAGTTTTAAGATAATTTTCAATAACATATATCGGGTCTACCAACCCTTTGGCGTATTCTTGTAATATTTCACCAGCTGTCAACATACATTCTTTTTCATATAAATATGCTGAAGATGTGTAATATCCCTTTTTAATGCCTTAAAATAAGATTGGTGGGGGTTGCCTATGATAAGTGGGTATGACAAATTCCCCATCTATTTCTTGGGTAACATCTACTGGGTGTAATTGCCTACGTAATATTTCGATATTTTCATTGTTAAAGATAGGATTATCCTCAATTCTAAGCCTAAAAGGCTTAAATCGTGAACCGTTATCTTGGGCCAAACTATATATCTGATGAAAAAAATTATCGCCATTAGGTGTTGAGTTTATAATCACCCTAGAATCTGACATGCACAGCACACCTATAACATGATAATATAACACTTCTAAATTGTTAATATGTGCCGCTTCTGAAATATAAACAATATCAAATTCATGACGTATTCCATGGGCGTTAAACGTGGAAATAATTTTATGACCGTTAAAATGAATTTCTCTAACCGTCCTTGATGTTTCCTCATAACCCAATTTATCCATCATTATTCGTAATAATTTAATTATTTCAGTTGCTGCCCCGCTATTAGGGGAAATAATTAAAACATCTTTACCGCCTTCAATGAACAAGGCTAATATGTGAGCGGCTGTCAAAGTGGTTTCACCTACTTGTCGTGGTTTTAAACAAACACTAAATCTATTTTGTTCTAAATGTGAAAGATATGTATATTGATTATTGGTTAAATTAAAATTAAGGCTATTTAGAATAGTAAAAATTAATCCGTTGACGGTACGCGGTATAAATGATAATGAATGACTTTCAATACTTCTTAACAGTTTTTCCATATTAGTAAATATAAAAAAACCGTTTTAAATGTAAATAAAAAAAGGGTTATCTATTCTAATATTTCGATAACCCTTCCAAAGACTTGTCTTGTCCAACCATTTAAATGACCATGGTTATTCCCGATTAACACCCCTCGTTTGAGATTTTTACCTTTAACTAAATGGGTGTAGAAATTACCCCTTACTCGGCAATAAACAATATCGCCAGTTTCACATTCTTCCCACGTAATCGGTTCCAATTTAACGGGTTGTTTTGATTTAAGAATTGGTAACATTGAATTACCAGCTTCTTTTGAGATAATTGTCTCACCTTCAAGCAATTTCTCCATTTTCCAATTTTTATTCATAATTTATTATTAAAAAAAAATGCCTCGCATAAGCGAAGCATTGTTATTATATTCCGATATCGTCCCAGAATTTATCCAAATCATCTGGATTGTCAGTATAACCAGAATCTTGTTCATTTTCTTGCCTTCTTTCATCCATAGTTCTATCGAAATCTTCTCTCTGCATATCAGTTTTGATGTCAGTCAACATTTCATTTATGGTATCTTTGCCCCTTTTGGTGCCAGCCATAATTTCGCGCATAGTTTCGTTAAATTGATTAACTGGTAATGCGCATAAATCGCCATATAAATGATGTTTAAGGTGGAAATCTTCTGGTGGGATTTGTTCACTTAGTTTACCCCACAGTGCTGGTCCTAAACGCATATCCCAAGGTTCAGCTTTCAAATAAT